GACAGAGACAACAATAAAATCTCCGGCCGCCACCTCGGTGGTAAACGCGGTCCCGTTGCCAGCGACCGCAGCAGAGTTATTCGTCAGGGTTAAAGTTCCTGCTGACATGGATATCTCCTGAATTCAGATAATAAAAAACCCGCCGGAGCGGGTTATTTTTGGTATTTCATTGAGGGCAATTCGAACGGGTGAAATTATTTTTATTCACCCATCGCCAGTTGAATGGATAACCAGCCCTGTACTCAGTCTGATTAACAACTTTTCGCACACCGTAAATTTGCACTGACTGGGGCTGTCCACCAAGCACTAACTCAGCCTGACAAACTGGTTTCTGTTTCTCCAGTACAGGTCCTGAACACGCTGGAATCACCAGACAGACAATAACTGGAATAATTATATTTTTCATTTCGACACCAGAGTTAATTATTTAAACAAAAAATAACCAATGGCATTGAATAATAAAAATAGATTTAATAGATCAATATTCTAAAATTGATCGTTTAAATCGATCAGTTTAATCATATGCAGCTGTGTTTATCGCCGTTATCACAATTCCACTATTTGTCGTACCGATTGAAGAGCCGCTTGCTGTTGTTGATGTAAGTCCTTTTATTCTCGTTCCCGCACCTTCATTGAAGCAACCTGTACCCACATCCACAGACTGAATGATTGGCTGTCCACCGGGTGCCGAACCAGCATGAAGGAGAACAGATCCCAGCCCCATCGGATTTATGGCCCATTTGCCTGCCATGTATGTATCAATGTTAAGCCCACCACTTACAGCACCTGGTGAACCAATAGTTGTAAGGTCGCTTAATACCCGGGACTCATTCGTAAGTACCAGTGTCCCTTCGGCATCCCATATAGCCACCCCCCAGGCCGGAAGCGTAAGCGGATATATGGCAAAAAAATAGGCCTCAAGGACAAAATCCGATCCCCTGTAATTAGACGCATCAACACTGAACGTATTGCCACTTTTTGAAGCTGATATCTTCGCCGGGGCGCTGGTTCGTGCAAATGCAATCCCTCCCTTCTGACCGTCGATAGTAACGGACGCCGAAGCACTGTTAAAATTCCCCCCAAAAGTTGAGTTTACCGTTACTTTTCGGTAAAGCGTCATTGGTGTGGAATCAGGCGTGATAAAAGGGTTCCCGTTAGGTAATGAAATCAATGCGCCATATTTAGCCATCTACGCAGTCTCCGCAAAAACGATTAACTGCACTTTGATTGCCGGGTAATCATTAATCCCATCACTACCTGAAGGCTGTATTGTTATGGTGTTTCCAGATGAAATAATATTTCTTTTATCTGTGTAACTTATTGTCCCTTTATCCTCCAGAGTACCAACCGCAAAACCGACCTTTAAACCGGGCTCGAGGTTGAACTGGTAGCTTCCCGTTTTCTGACCTAAAGCAAGATCGATGATACCCACCACAGTTACAGGTTTAATGCCATAGTTATTCGGGACACCGTTAGCGTCCCATGTCTGAATTCCCCATGTCATCAGAATACCCCTGTTAATTTGCCAATCTGCACGCGGAGAACGCCATTGCCATCTTTAACGCTGTAATTCAGATTTGTCATTTTCGTTGCCCCCTCCCCGGCAACAGCCCCATTCATTTCAAACGTTCCGTCTGATTTCATAATGGTGCCTGTTTGTCCCTGAACATAATTAGCGGAGCGCAGTTCGCCAATTTTTGCCAGAGTGATTTGACTATACTGAATAAAAGCATCGCTGATAAACACCTGACCATTAACAACAGCAAAGGGTGAATATTGCGTATCACCGCTGCCACTCATCAGGACGAACTGATTGGCGTTAAATCCGACACGAGTGACTACCGGCTTACCCGCCTCCGCCAGCACCGCAATCGACATTCCGGCGTTATACATCACACCGTTAATCCGGACCCCAGTTTTGAGGGTGTAAATCGCAGAGGCTCCGGTAGCATCAACCACGGCAGTAAGCTTGTCCTCCAGTGCGGCAGTTACATTATTGAACTGCGCCTGCACCTGCGTCGACATTTCAGCCATGGCCTTATCGACCTGCGCAATGGTCGTTTTAACCACCAGAATTTCCGCGCGTACCTCGCCGTACTGCGCCCACTGATGTTCCACGGTTGCATGGTCGGCCAGCGCGTTCTGCAATGCGGCTTCGAGGTTGGTATCAATGTCGCCTGTCAGGCGGTCACCGTCTGCAGACGTCAGGAAGTCATCAGCAATATCGCCCAGGTAGTCGTCAGCATTCGCATTAGATTCACCACGAACCCAGTCGGTCCACCCTGATTCATTACCCGTTCTGTCTACCAGCTGCGCGCGGTACCAGAACTCCTGACCAGCCTTCAAACCCAGTTGGGTGTATTCGGCAGACGGATAAGGCACATCCGACAACAAAAGGGGATTTGAGAAATCACTGTTCACGGTGTACTGAATTTCCGTTTTCAGCGTGTCCCCGGTATTAGCCGGGAATCCCCAGTTCAGGCGAATCCCCCAGTTGATCGGCGTTGTCGCAAAGCCGACAGGTTTCGGCGGATTTCCCACCTTGCCCGTCAGCGTTTTCTCTTCGGAGTAGCCCCAGCCAGAGGAAATTTCAGCGGCATTAATGGCACGCACACGCACGAGGTAGCGCCCTGCGTAAATGCCCGGAACATCGAATGACGTGGTGGAGCTGCGCGGCACGTTAACCCAGTTACCGTCATTGCGGCGCCATTGTGCCTCATACGCTATAGCATTCTGCGCCTGGTCCCAGCTCACCCGCATGGTTTCGACGCTGATATTCTGCTGAACCACTGAAAACGAACTGATCACGATGTTGGCTGGCGGCGACTGGTTACCCGGCGGGATCACGCTCACCGGCCGCTGGTCAATGATGGCCCCGGTATCGATACGGGCATATTTATCCGGATCGTGCCATGCCCCGGTAATCGAAAAAGTGCCATCTCCATTATCGGAGACGCTGACAACACGATACTGTTGCGCGTAGAGCTCGTCCGATTCAACCACCCATACAGCTTCGGCCTGTGGTGTCTCACTGTATGCCGTGGTGACTGTGACTGATTCCCCGTTAACCGCCTGAATAGTCCTGCTCTGTGACGCACCGGAGGGAAGATTGAGAATAAGGCGATCGCCTGCTGCTGCATCAGCTACGCGGTCAAGTTTTATCACGCGACCGTTAACAGCACTGATGCGGCCACCCATAACTTTGCCGGACAGAAGCTCGTCTGACACGGCGATGATGTATCCCGGCTGCGGAATGTTTCCGTCCAGGCCAACATCAAACGAAACAACGCGATCCTTATTGTTGGTGAGAATACCCCAGCGCCCCTTTCGGTTCGCTTCTGATTGACGGGTACAGCCGATGGCTGTCATTTCCAGCTGATTAAATCCGTACCGTGCCACCAGAGGCTGCTCAAACACCGGCTCCATCGCGTCGGCATAAGCGTTACCCGGATCTGACCATGAAACCAGCGCTGTGGTGTAGCGGCTTTTCGTGGTGCTGCTCGAATAGGTGAAGCGACCGCCAACAACGTTAGCGCGCGTGTAGCTGTAATCAACATCGCGCGGCATGTCAGCCAGGGCCACAATCTGATCCCCGCCCCAGTAGGTCATGCCACGAAAGATAGCAGCAAAATCACGCAGGACTGTGTAGGCATCGTTCCGGTCCTGAATGTACACGTTGCAGGTATAACGTGGTTCGGTACCGTTGCCACCTTTGCCGTCTGGTACCATCTGATCACAATACTGGGCAACCTGATAAAGCGTCCATTTATCAATATTCGCAGCTGTCAAACGGTGACCGAGGCCGAACCGGTCAGAAACAACCAGATCGTAAAAAATCCACGCTGGGTTATCTGTCCATGCCCACTTAAACGCACCGGTCCATGTACCGCTATAAGTGCGGGTTTCAGGGTCGTAGGTATCAGGAACGCGGATAACGCGGCCGCGCGGTTCGCATGAAATTTGAGGAATAGAGCCGTTGAACTGGCTTGAGTCGAATTCGATGTAGAGCAGCGCGGTGTTCGGGTAACGCAGTTTGGCGTCAATCACCTCGGTGAAGCTCTGCAGCGTCATCGTGTCGCCGATCTTCGCGCTGTTGGCGTCAGAGGTAATCTTACGCAGGCGTATTGTCCAGGTGCTGCCAGCCTGCGGTAAATCGATACGGTGGCTGCGCTCATAACCAGACGTCGTTTTGCCGGTCACGCTGGTATTGAGGACCGTCTGCCATGTGCCGCCGTCCGTCTGCAGGTCTATAGCATAATTAACCGAGTAACCGACCAGATCACCGTCGTCCTCCTGTTTGAAAAGCGAGGGCCATTTCAGACGCAGGCGAACTGCTGAAAGCTGCGTATTGGTAAACGTTCGCGTCCAGGCTGTGGCGCTTGATACCTCAGTTCCCACGCTGATCTCGTTTTCGGTACCGGGAATACCCTGAATATACTTTTGCGCCTGCGTTCCCGCGCGAAACTCCCACGTCACGCCGCTGAAGTTTTGGGAGCCGTCGGCATTCTCCAGCGCCGTTCCGTCCAGGTAGATATCTTTGCCGGTTAGCTGCCCTGCAAACTCCCCCTCCCCAAGCGCAATGAGGATTTTTGCCTTCGCTACAGATTGCAGATCATCAGGCTGTTCGGTAGGGGTTCGGGAACTTGAGCTGCCGCCCTTGCGGCCCTTTAACACTTTATCTGTAGCCATATTGCGCCCATAAAAAAAGCCACCCGAAGGTGGCCAGAAAAAAGGTTAGTTATCTACTGCTGATCTTCGACATAAATTCCGGCAGAAATAATCGCTCCGCCTATCCGCCGGCGACCATATAGAAGCGGTACCGGGTAACCCTGCGCGGCGGTGTTTGTCACCCCGCCGAACGCATACGATGCACGGTTATCTGCGCTTTGTTTGCTGGCCAAGCCCCCGGGTTGAGGCGAAAGCATCTGGACAACTCCACCAGCAATCATAGCTGCACCGAATTTCGCGGCTCCGTAGCCCACAGCAGAAAGCGTTCCACCAGAAAGCATCCCGACAGCAATTCCCGCAACGACAAGAACAGCCCCAAGAATTGTCTGCAAAACTCCAGCTTTTTTACTTCCGATTACAACAGGAACAATTCGAATAACTTCACCGGTTACTGGAAAACCTAAATCATCCACTCCGATGTTTTTTTTATCTTTAAAAACAGCATAAGTCAGACCTCTTGCTTTACTGGTGATCAGGAATTTTTCCAGCCCATTTATTGTTTTTGTTAGCGAATTGATTGCCTCTCCGGTAGTTCGTATAAGCCTATGATGAACCTTCCCGTACGTTTTCCCCAAAACGCCGCCGAGTTCAATTCGGGCCATGACCTCAGACATATTTTTTCTCCATAAAAAAAGCCACCCGAAGGTGGCTTAGTTTATTTTAATATTTTAAAGGCATGACCTGGCGGCCGTTGCCCAGTGATCATTCCATCCTTTTGCAACGGCATAGACTTTAATATCGCTCCCGCCGCGCTCTGATTTATCGATATTTACTACCGAAAGAGCACCAAAAATATCATCCGATGCTGTTATTTTATAACCTGACTCGGTAGGTACACTGGAGCTTGAAGATCGAAGTTCTACCCATTTGGGTGCTAAGCATCTGTTAACCTGATCGGCACTCTTGGAGGTGTGCTCTGATAAAATAGGCTTTTGGGACTCTAGAGAATTTACAGAGCAGCCAGCCAAACCAATAACTAGCAGCAAGAGTAGCTTTTTCATTTTCATGCTCCTTTGAAATTTCGTAAAGGTTAGCACAGAGATTTGTAACGTAGAATCTTCATCGTTCGTTCCTGCCAGTAACCGCCATATGGTACTCGCTGACTCAGGTGACCGTACAGGTGGTGCAGCAGCATATTGCCCTCCAGCAGTATACCCGCGTGGTTCCACTTATCTGCCTGCACCTGCATGATCACCATATCGCCAGGTTTCGGCGGCCCGTCGAATTCACGGAATCCGCACTCGTACCAGCAATCCTGATAGAAGTTGTCCGGATATTCGTTTTCCCACCAGGGATAATCAACCCGGTAATCGTGGAGTTCGATACCATGCGTTTGCCGGAAATAGCTCATTACCAGCCCCCAGCAGTCGAAGTGACCAAGCACAAAAGGACGCTCCAGCAGCGGCAGCTCTCCGCGCGGCTGAATGGTGCGTAAATCCCCCTCCGGCCAGCTCACGATATGCCAGGGTAAAAGCGTTGCGTCGCATTGCGCTTTATCCAGTTCGCTCGGCTGTGTAGTGGCGTCAGGGTGGCTGTGAACGATGGCGATCACCGTACCCCAGTCCTCCGCGGCTGCGTAATCTTCGGGGCAAAGGACAAAATTGTCCTCCGGCGCCGCGGCAAGATTCCGGCAAGGAAAATAACGTTCAACGCGGCTTTTCTGCGCCACCACACCACAGCACTCACGAGGATATTCAGCGGCGGCATGCGCCATAATCGCATCAATGGTTTTCTGACGCATATCAGCTCCTGATCAGCGACGTACCCGGGAACCCACCAAACGAGAGTTCGTTGCTTTCACCGAACCGAAGTTTGCAGGCCGTAAGCGTGCCGTTGCATTCATCCAGTGACGGATCGCTTACCGGGTTGTTGTTTTTGTCGAAATAGCGCGTACCGGCATAGTCGCAGCCGTCGCCGGTGCGGTACTTATTACGAATGCACCATGTGCACAGGGAATGAAGCTGCCGCGTGGGGATCATTTGTCCCTGAAGATCCATAGGGCTGGACAGTACAAACTCGATGGTTTCGCCAGCAAGCTCGGTCGTTTTCCCGTCGATATACCAGACCTGAAGTTTCTCCTGAGTCGGATCTGCTGTAGGGTTACCACCTGCGAAGTTTTTCGCATCGAGATATTTTGCCTTTGTGTCGTGAATAGTGACCTTAGCCTGTAGCAAATCGTCGTACGCAAGACACAGGGCAGAAATAGAGCTTTCAATGTTCGCGACCGTCAGAGATGGCGTCGCATTGCTGCCACTGGTCGATTTCTCCAGCCCTTCCAGCTGAAACGGCCAGGCGGAATATTCATTACCCTGCCACCAGATTGGTTTCGCCGGGAGCTTGGCCTCATCCCCGCCAGCGGCGACTATTTCCGCTTCGGTGTGGGGAATGTTGTAATTGTGAAACCGGAGAACGTCCGTCAGTCCAAAAGAAGAACCGTCCACCTCAATCAGGCGAACGTCGTTTCCTGATTCCAGCTTCTGATAGTCTGCGTTTAAGCTCATGGTTTAAATGCCTGGATGAATGTTGCTTCAAGGTTGAATTTCCCCGCGCCGAGCCCGGTGGGTTTATATGTTTCGCAACGATACAAACCCAAAGGTTCGAGCGGTGGCTTCCACTGAAAGGCTTTCGTCCCTTCATGCCTGTCGAGAAAAGATTTAATGGCGGAAATGTAGGTTTCGTTGCCAGTAAAGTTGAGCGTCCACTGCTGGGTTCTGGTATTCAATCCATCCCCTGAAACCTGCTCATATCCATCACCAAACTGTGCTTTCCTGACGCGGAAATTTATATCTGCCTCAGCGTTAATTCGTGGGCACCAGGTGAAAGTTTCGATAGCCATTTTTATCGGGTTCCTTTCATTGCGTTCCAGATGTCACCGCCAGGGCGAATATCTCGCATGATGTTCTGCTTATATCGCTGATCAACATATTTACCGACATCAGCACCAAATTGCTCAAGGCCGGGTGAAGTCTGCGTGGAGGTATTTCCGTTGCCATCGATGGTGATATAAACCTGTGGCGCCGAAGATACAGACTGACCACCACCAGCGCCGACCGCACGAACACCGAGTGAACCATCCGGTGCGCGGGTCAGCGGCATGATTGCCTCCGGCCCAGCCTCGCCCATGATTCCGGCCCCGCCTTTCGCGAAAGCGAACATGGTGGGGTTTCTGACGATCCCATTACTGAAAGCGCTCAGAGATGGAGAGTCATAAACGCCGCCTTTAGCGTTAAACTGGAAGCTCGAACCGTAACTGGAAACCGCAGTACCGGTGCTGGCTGATGCTCCCGCGCCCCCCCCGAAGAAGCTGCCTACGCTGCCGATGAGTGAGCCAAAAATGCCAGAACTGGAAGACCCACCCCCCATCGCGCTGACCACTGCCATTTGCAGAGCGACTTTTTCGATAATCTGTAAAACAGAGATACCCCATGATTTCCAGCTGACCTTATTGCCTTCCAGCATTGAGGTGACATTACTAAACGCGCTGTCGAGTGTGGTTTTCACTCCATCAGAAACCGTGCCAGAAACATTGCTGATTTCATCGAACCAGTTGGCATAGCCGCGCGATACTCCGGCCATCCAGTCCGCTTCAGCTGCTGCTATAGCCTTGTATTTCTTATCCAGGTCATCGAGGGCAGCCGCGCGTTGTGCGATGGCCTCGGTGCCGCCGTCCGTTTTAGCAAAAACACGCTCGATCTGTTGCGTCTCGTCGAACCGGCTGCGCTGGCGATCACTCATGCCTGCGGTTTCGGTTGTCAGTGTCGCCTCATCCCTGAACTTTCGGGCCGCTTCAGTTAAATCCTTCAGAGCATCGGCTTGTTCACGCTGCTTACGTACGTTTTCATCGGCTTTTTGCGTCCATTTTGCCAGCTCTGCTGATGATGCCTGGATAGCCTTGCGCTGCTCGTCGGTCCATTTAGTGCCTGCCTGATGCGATGCTGCGTATAGCTCAGACGCTTTTTCTCCTTCCGTTGCCCTGACGCGTTGCACATCGATAGCCACGCTCAGATCGGCCATTTTGCGGGCATATTGCTCAGCGGTGCTGGCTGCTGCGCGCTCGGCTTTACTCTGAGCACTTGAGGCGGCAGTAGAGGTTTTTTTTGCCTCGGCTGCTGCTGCATCCTTTTTGGCGGCCTGATCCTTGTTGTAGATGTACTGGGTATAAAGTGCTCCAGTCAGCTTCAGATCTTCCGCTTCATAAACGTGCTGCTGATGCAGTTTCTCTAATCCACTTAAGCTGGCCAGCTCATTATCGCGGCGTGAACGTTCCAGTGCTGTTTGCTGCTGAGGCGTCGCATTAGCCATTGAAACCACAGGCCCCGCATACTGCGGAGGCTTGGCGCCAGCGGTTGCTGACATTGAGCGGTTTAGCAGGTCATAGGCACCTTTCAGGATTGAGACGGCGCCAGCCTGTTCGATAGCCTTTTGCGTTGCCAGGTCGCTGGCATCGTTCACCAGCTTCTGCGTTTGCTCGACTTTTGAAGCGGCCTGTTCCCGCTGATACTCCAGCTGATTCAGCTTATCGGTAAGTTCAATGTTTTTGGCCGTGATGTCGGCCTGGTCCATGAAGGTATTGATCAAGGTCAGCGTCGGATGGCGGTTATAATCCTGCTGGATTTGATCAACCGCCTTGAGGCTGTCTTTCACCTTCGCGATCTGAGAGTCGAGGTCGGCCAGGTCCTGCTTTTGCGCCTGTAAAGAGGTCCGCGCATCTGCGGCGGTCGAGCGAAGGCCGAGCACAGACATCTGCTGGAGTTTGGTGTTGATCTCGTCAAGGTTGTTGGCAAAGCCGACAGCCTCACGGTGTACCTGCTGGGTATGCTGATACAGGCCATACATCGCAGCACCGGCACCGATAATAACGCCAGGCCAGCCACCGAGAATGCCCAACACTCCGCTACCCAGCCGTGACATTACCGAGGCTGTATTGGTGAGGTTGTTAACGGCAGAAGCCCTTCCAGTAAGCGCTGTGTTCAGTGATGCCTGAGCTGCGGCAAGATTACGTTCGGCAACAATCTGAGCCTCAATACTTGTCGCCGCTGCGCGCGCCTGTTGAGCGCGGTAAACCGCCTGGCGGCCAGCAGCAACGCTAACCTGAGCGCCACGGACCTGAGCCTGAGCCAGCGCAACCTCGGCGGCCGTATTAGCGAGCACTGCACGGGTTGACTGGCCGACGCTGCCGACCATGTTGCCAAAATAACGAGCGAGGCCAACACCAACCAGAATGCCTGCGGTGTTCGCCACATCATCGATGTTATTCGCCAGACCATCCAGCACGCCGGAAAGCGTTGATGATGCGCCGACCGCATCGTTCGCCCCGCCAACCCATGCAAGGAAGGCGTTTTGCACTTTCTGTGCAGATCCGCTGATGGATGCAGGAAGGGTGTCGAATTCTTTACGGAGGATCTCAACGTTGGTCAGCAGCGGGACGATCTTGTTGGTCGTCAGCTCGCCGTTGTTGGCCATATTTCGCAGGCCACCAACAGTGGTACCCAGACCATCAGCCAGCAGTTTCGCCAGGCGGCCACCGTTCTCCATGATGGAGTTAAATTCTTCGCCTCGCAAAACACCTGAGCCAAGCGCCTGGCTAAGCTGGGTGATAACAGAGCTCGCCTCTTCGGTACTGGCGCCAGACAGCTTCAGCGAGGTTGCTACGGTTTCCGTAACTTTTGCGACGTCAGCAGAAGCGTAACCGGCATCACGCAGGGACTGCGCAATTCTGCTGTATAAGTTGCTGTTTGCCTCGAGGGATGTTCCGGTGCGCTGGCTAATCTCCATCAGCACGCGCTGGGATTGCACGTAATCCTCACTGGAAGAGGACGCAAGGCGAAGACGGCCATTCAGCTGGTTCCAGGTATCAGCAAACTGAACAAGTTGATGCGTGGCAAATGCGCCAGCCCATGCCCCGGCAAGCCCAGCCGCTGATGAACGTACAGTTGCGAGCTGAGAATTCAGGTCAGCCAAAGACCGCTGAGTTTCACGCGTGGCCGCTGCTGCTTTCTTCCCGCCCTGTTCCATAGTGCGGTAGTAATCCGTCCCCATACGGGACGCTCTGGCGATCTCAGACTGAAAAGAAGACGAGTTCGCAGAAATTTTGATGATTAGCTCGCGCAGCGTTGCCATATTTCACCCATAAAAAAAGCCCGCAGCCGCGGGCGTCAAAGACTGGACATCCATTCTTCAAGTTCAGAGACTTCAGAGCCTTCTTCCTGCTCACCCCATTTCAGCATCACGTCAGGTATGGTGAATTTCCCGCCCTGAGAGTTCAGCATTGCAACGGAGATCTGCGCCGCCTGTGCATCGGAACGCCAGTCCCCTACAGGGCTTATGCGGTCAAACTCGATCCACATCTTGAGCTCACTGGCGGTTATGGTCTGGCGCAGCTCATGCAGAGTGCGCCCCATCCGGAGCGCCAGTGACATCAGGAAGAAGGTCAGCGGCTGCTTTACGGCTTTCCCGCTTCTTCCTGACTCATTCCGAGGCCAAGAGCCTGAGCCAGCAGGCGCGCATGCACAGGACCATAAATTTTGTATACCAGCTCCTGATCCTCGTCACTGAATACGCGCTCGCCGTTTTCATCCAGCAGTACGTCAATAAACAGAACCACATCCGCCTTTTTGTTACGCAGGAACTTCTCCGCCTCCGTCAGCGTCGGGGCCTCTTCGCCTTCGGCGAGCTGAGGATTTACGATTTCCCGGAATTTCACCCAGGCATCGCCGGACGGTTCGCGCAGCGTTACCTTTGCGCCATCCCACTCAGGGACCGTAATACCGTCTTTTGTGCGATAGGCTTTTGATGCAGTAAGCGCCACGCCGCGTAGTGAATTCTGTGATGTTTTTTGCGCCATTTCATTTTTCTCTTGTTACATGGTCGAAGGGATAAAAAAAAGCGGCCGAAGCCGCTCAGGAACCAGACGCGTAAATGCGTTTAGGTTTGCCGCGTACACGCAGAGAATAAGTCGCGCCAACAACGGATGAGGTTGCAGCAGACCATGAGCTCTGACGAACCTCCACAAGCACGTAGAAACCATTCCCAGACGGGAATACCACGCGCAGCGCACGCAGTTCGTCATTTTCGTAAGCGGTCTGGAGTGCCTCCTGTGCTGCTTCATCGCCAACCCAGTTACGGGTAATGCTCATTTCAGCAGGTGCGGCGAGGCCGTTGGTTTGCTCCTGTTCAGTTGAGCAAAGCGTGGTTACGTCAATATCCCCTTTTTGACCGCCCGTGAAGGTGATCTCCTTTGTCGCACAGGCCGCTTCCAGCCAGGTAATACCATTCCCCGGGAAACCTGAGGCGTTAAAATCCTCAGCGGTTACGGGTGCGTCAGAGACGGCAAAGGTCATCCCCTTTGTAACTTCATACTTACTGGTCATGATTTCTCCAGATAAAAAAAGACCGCCGGAGCGGTCTGTGATGGTGGGTAAAGTTAAACGGTTACCTGAAATTCGAGCGTTGCCCGGTGATAGCGCAGATCAGGCTCATAGCCCGGCGTTTTCACAATGCTTTCCGGCTTCAGCACCTGCAGAGCATCAAGCGCCATATTCCTGATCGTGCGCGCTTCAGCGATGGTGCTGGAATAGACATCAACCTGCACAGAAACAGCAGATTCAGCCTGACCGCAAAGAACGTCTGCGGCCACGTCGGTAATAATCGAGAAAATTACCCAGGGCGGAGAGACTGAAGGCTTCCCGTCACTGCCGAGCGGCGCAACGTAGGGATAAACCTGCCCTCCGGCCAGCAGCGTCAGCAGAGGATAGATATCGTCTTCCGTCATTTGCTTAATGCCTCGTCAATGGCCTGGTTCATGCGTCTGATCGCGACCTCCGTCGCCTGCTCCTGGCGAACATCGAACGCGGGACGAATGAACGGGTGCGGCGGCATGTTAACGGTACCCATTTCGACGAATCGCCAGTAAAAGGCATTTCTCGGGTTATTCGCCTTCATCGTGTTATCGCTGTTCCCGGTGCGCGGGTTAACACCACGAATGTGGACACCGGAAGAAATTTCCCCGCGGCGTCGGCTTTTTTGGGTCACCACCACCACGTTTTTTTTCAGTTTCCCGGTACGCACCGGAGCGCGGGCGATCACTTCTTCCTTAAGCACTTCGGCACCGGCGCGCGTGGCATCACGCAGAACCTTGTTGTTTTCAGCGCGGCTAAGCGCCTCCAGATCCTTTGCGATGTCATTCAGCCCGGAAAAATCGAGGCTCGTCTCAATCATTTTTCGGCTCCCGTTTTGCAAAGAATTTCCAGGCGAGTGCCGGTCGCATTTGCTACAGGAGGACCGATGATATTTAGCACCTGCCCTTTATACGGGCCGCTGAGCACTTCCAGACGAGAAGAGGCATTCAGCTCAGCCCTGAAGCGCATCCAGACGCGAATGGTTGCCTGCGCAGTTTCCGCACCGCCAGACATCTGCTCTCTGCCGCTGATCCCCTTCACCTCAGCCGGGACCGGGTTGCCACCACTCCACGATTCAACCGGCTGACCAGATGGATCGCGCGAAGTCGTGAAGGTGAGAATTTTTACCCTGTGCCTGAATCGTCCAGGTTCCATCAGGAGCCCTCCTCAGGTTCAGATTTACCGCGCCAGTTGCGATGGATGAACATCATGCGTTCGGCTGCAGCGTTCTCATAAAGCTGTACTTCGCTTTGCGCGGTGCGGTGTTCAAACATGTCAGCAAAGACAAGGAGAACGGCGCCCTTAACGGCTGCAGGAATATCAGCTGCAACTTTCCATGCCGGTTCATCGCACCAGCGTATGCAGTAGTCAAAAGCCGCCTGCGCGTACAGGGTGATCAACTCGTCCCTGTCGTCTTCCTCAAACTCAATCTGCTGTTTGAACAGGCGGAGGCCAATTACATCGAGAACATCTATCGCCATACGTTAAAAGGGCGGGTTATCCCGCCCCCTCCATCATGAGCCAGAAGAGAAAGTGCCCTTGATGATGGCCGCCGGGCGATAGTGCGCCAGCGCCAGGCGTTCTTCGCACAGAATGGTCAGCATGTTTTTCACGAAGTTGTCGCGGTCGTCACGGCTGACTTCCACGGTGGCATTCATGCGATCCCAGACCTGAGAGGCCATATCGAAACCGCCCACCGTAAAGGTGCCGGCGGCCTGCGCCTTAGTCGGAACCACTGGCAAACCCCACATGATGTTGCTGGTAAACGCCTGAGGACCACCGAAGATATAGCGGCCTTCATTGTCTTTCAGCAGCGCGATGTTGTGCCAGTCCCGCGGGTTCAGGACAATACCGGAAGCGCTAAACTCAGACTCTGTCACCTGATAAATAGCGTGAGCGATAATGTCAGCGCGGGTGTCGCCGGTGGCATTCAGCGAGGTGTCGTAAGCGGTGGCCACTTTGTTCAACCCTTCGATGTTATCCCCGGTACCGTCACCGTTCAGCAGTTGACCTTCCTCCTTCAGCGCTAGGCCGTACATGAGGCGGTTGTTGACGTATGACTGCAGCATTGGCGCATCGTCCATAACCTGACGCGATGCCTGCACCCAGTGGGCGATCGTCTTCACGTTCGCGGTTTGCTTACTGAAGGTGATATCCGATTCGGGCTTCAGCGCTTTCTCAGCCACCACGTCGGCGTTATTGGTAAACACCTCTTCACGGACGTATTCCAGAGCGTTGCTGGAGATGCGGCCCTGCGCCAGCAGGTCACGAATGGTCAGACGGCGCAGTCCTGGCATGATGATGCCGGGGATCTGCATTGGCTGGATCAGCGAGCCTGCAGAGTCTGCATCACTGCCGAGAGACTTATTGAACGTCTTCGCATCGAAGGTGCCCTGTTTACCGTCCCATGACTTAATGAGCTCTTCAGCAGCTCGTTCAGAGAAGGATTTCTTCTCACCAGGATTATCAGCGCCGGATGCCAGTTTCTGTTCAAGATCGAAGAGGCGGGTACCGGATTTGGTCAGCTCTTCCTGTACTTTCGCAAGGTCGGACTGCAACTGCTTGGAAACCTGACCAGTGCTTTCGATTTCTGCTTTCTGCGCATCGAAAAGTTGGGACATTTTCTGCTGGGATTCTTCGATAGCTTTTTGAATGAGAGCGAGTTCAGACATAATTAATTACCTAAATTAGAAGGGAAAGATTTGATGCTCTGAAGCAGAGCGTTGATTTGTGCTTTGTTTCCGTCGCCCTCGGACTCGCTCCGAATCGCTGACTTAAACCGGGCTATTAGCCCAACTGCCTGTGATTTGGTGAGCCCGACTGAATCCCTCAGCCAGTTCTCCACATCACGGATCGTTTCAATGCCATCGACACTTTTCATGGCTGAAATGCCAGCCTGTTCGTTGGCCGGGAAGGTACAAACGCTGATTTCACGCAGGGCCTGAATATTCTTAAAAATGCGGCCGGTGGTAGTGATGCTGTAATCGTCTTTCGCAACCGAAAAGCCAACCGACATCCCCTCAACGGTACCGTGCTGCATTGCCGCTTTCAGGTCGGTGGCGCCGCTGTGTCCTGGGGTCAGCTGACCGCGCACATACAGACCTTTCTCGTCTTCGGCCAGGCTGTCCCATTTACCAACCGGTAGCTCCCACGTCTTGTGGTTGAAGAACATCGCCACTTTGCGGGTCTGGTTCGCCAGTGCATTTTTAAACGCCCCGGGCAGAATGATGTCGCCATCGGAATCGGTGTTATTAAAAACAGAGGCGTAGCCTTCAAAAATCCCCTGTTTCCCGTCACCGGTGAATTTGATTTCTGTCTCGTCGAAGGACAGCGTTTTTACGATTTCAGGCATTACGGCCCCCATAAAAATTAAGCCCCGTTATTACGGGGCTCTTTGTTGGTTCCTAAGTCCGTGATCGGCACGTATTGCGACTGGCGCATTGCCACATCGCCACCCGGCAATGGCGGGAGGTTGTCCGTTCGGCGCATCTCATTGATGGTGCGTAATCCTGCCTCTCCCATTGCCTTCATAAAGGCTGCGCGGGATGCCGAATCGCCCCTCAGCAGGCCGTCGAGATTGTGCTCAGCATGAATGCGGCCAACATCCTTAGCAGGAATAAGCCACCGCTGAATGCTGTTTTCCCACCGGGAGATATAGGGCTGCAGTGTGTACTGCAGGAAGCCGAGATTCTGCTGCTCGATGCCCGATCCCCAGCTCGTTGATTTCTCGACGTCGCCGACAAGGTGAGGCGGTACGCCAAAGAATCGCGCCAGTTCACTTACCTGAAATTTTCGGGACGCCATCATTTCGGCATCCTGCGGCGTTACGCCAATTGCCGATGTGGAAAAGCCCGCTTCCAGAATCCAGAGGCGTTTTTTAACCGGACCGCCGGCGATCTCTTTGAAGTTCTCTTCGACCTGCGAGCGCTGCTGTTCAGTTAGCACTTTTTCACCGGTTGAGAGGATTTGCGGAGACTTGGCGCCGTTGGCAAAGAAATCTCGCTGCTGGTCCTCCATCGCAACTGCCACACCTGCCGATTTACAGGCAAAAGCAATGGGTGACAGGCCGACCAGCCCGGTAAATCCGAAGCCTTTAAGGTGAAAAATCTCTCTCTGCGAAAAGTCGGCGTATTCGCTGTCGCGTTGATAGCGATAAACCACTTTTTTTCCGACGAGTTTCACATCCATATTGGCAGACTGAAGCGGGAGAAGGCTGATCACGTCACCCGCGCTGTTGCGGTCCACCAGTGCATACGCGTTACCGTAGAAACAGAGCTGCATCGTCATGGCCTCCCTGAATTCCTGGGCGGTCATGTACTGATTAGGTGAGTAGCGCAGCAGTCGCGCCAGCGGATTGCTCAAACCCACTTTTTTGCGGTTGTCATTCTGGTCGGTTTCGAAGACATCAAGCGGTAAGCATGCCGTGAGCGTTGAAATCAGGCTCACGCAGCGCCAAACCGTCGAAATTTGCAGTATCCGTTCATCGTTAATGGATGAATCGCCCAGGTGTCCGTGGGCCGAAACAGGCCCCGTCTGTGAGCCCTGATTTGGGGTGACTAAACGCCCGCCGACAAACCAGGACTGCAGCCTTGCCCACCAGCCGTTATTGGTTCGCAGGTCAATCGTGTATTTAGGTTCTTCCATCACATGCTCAGCGGTCGGAAAATGAAGTCATCGAAGTCACCACCCTGTTCGGTAACTTCCCCATTAGCAGCACCAACGGACATTGTCATTGCGACCATGCCATCAATACGGCCTGTTGCTTTGGACTTATCGAGCTTGCGGTTGCCAGCAGCATCTTTCACCACCACCGCATTCACAGCACACATCGTTAATACTGGGTGCATGCCATGCCTCACGCGCCCGTTAAGCATCAGAGACTCCAGCGTGTCTACAGCTGGCCCCATATCCTTAAAGCCCTGGCCGAACTCGACCAGCGGGAGGCTCAACCCAATGGCATCGGCATCCTTCCTGAACTGGTCAATGCGCCAGCGGTCAAAAGCCATCGAAGTAAGGTCGAAATCACCGATAATTTCAGCGATATCCGCAACGACGAATGAGTAATCCACCGAAGCGCCTGGCGTGGTGCGCAGCAGCCCCTCTCTCACCCAAACGTCATAGGGTGCGCGGTCCGTTTTGGTTCGCTCTTCAAGAGTCTTTTGCGGTGTCCAGAAGAAGGGGAAAACATCCCAAACTCCATCATCTGCTTCACCAGCTATAACCAGCGCCGTTAAGTCGTTCCTGGCTGACAGATCCAGCCCCGCGTACCACTTCCTCGGGGTGTTAATCGGTATCTCTCCGCAAAGCTCCCACACGCTGCGGGAAATAAACGGCGATACGGTAGAAACGCGCTGATTGAGGTTGAGGTTTCGGAAGGTGTTTTCGAAGCTTGGCATTCGGCCAGCTTTCTCAGCCTGGCGCGCCATGTCTTTTTCTGACCTGAATGTGCCCAGCGCCGGGTTCGCGGCCAGCCAGGACTCGCGTTTACTGATATCAGCATCTTTTGGCGCTTCATAAACGTGGCACACGATGTGCGGGTCTTTCGATTTGACTGCATCATCAATCCATATGCTCAGCAGGTCGGCGTCATTTGCTGCCTGCGTACTGATAACAACCAGCAGCGGGTTCTCATGCGCCCCCTGCGCGGTAGTTATTGCATCGATAAAATCATCCTGTGGTCCCCTTACCTGCCCGGTTTCATCAAGAATGGCCAGAATGGGGGAAAGGCCGTGCGTCGTCTTACCTTCTGCGGATAAAGCCTTGTATTCGACGTTACACGGCAAACCAATCAGCTTTTTGCCGCTTGGCGTAATGTGAACAATCTCCTGCAGCTTAGGGTTCAGGTTGACCATCTTCACCGCGAGGTTAAAAACGATGGCCGCCTGTTCCCGGCTAAGTGCACCGCTGACAATCTGCGTGTTCTGAACCGCTTCAGGCCCCACCAGGTGAGCCAGGAGGATTCCAGCGATTAAGCCTGTTTTACCGTTTTTTCGGGCGATGCTGAGGATCGCCATATCCGTTCCGGCTGGATTGTCGTAAACCTCCAGGATGAAATCTTTCTGAAAGGGGTCCAACCGCATAGGCTGGCCGATAAGCTTGCCTTCCGGCACGATGCAAAAGCGCTCAATGAACGCTATTACACGCTCACCTCGCGTCATAGTCTTTTATCCGTGCCTGGGAAAGGCGATCAGGTTGTCGTCCTGGTCCTGATGCTCGGTTTTGGTATTTCGTGCATCACGATCATTCTGATTGCGTTTCTTCTGGTCGCGGCTTTCGCCGTTGGTTGCGTGGGAATGGATCTGGAGGTCACGGCGCTGAGCCAAAATAGTTCGCTGCAGCTCAACAATTTGTTTGCGGAGGTCTTTGATAAGCCCTTCGTCGCAGCCCTCTCCGCGTGTTCGCTCTTCTTTGCGTAAATCCTTACGCAAAACCGTGATATAGAGCTGGTTATTTGCCAGTTCTACAGCGGCCAGAAGGTCGGCCGGCGTCCAGCTGTCCAGAGCTTTCGATCTGATATTGTCATGCCAGAATGGTTCGGCTTTTTTTTCCAAACCTGCATGGGACGGAGGATCGATGGTGTCCACTGCTGCATTTTTCATGGCCTGAACCGCTGCTGCCGAACTGTCGGAACGGGTTCGTTTATCTGCCATATGTCAACACCTTAAAACTAAAAAAATCGGGTTAGCGTTAAAATCAAACTTTGGCGGCGGTCATTTGGAGCAAAGGTTTTGAAGATTTGATCCCCCCCTGCCCTTGATGGGATTCATTCTCACTTGGAATGATTGCATTTGAAACGATTTCACTCGTTCATTATCTGCTTTACTTCATCATGCCAGGAGGTGTGTTTATCTACCTGTTCGAGCTTCTGAGCGCATTTCCCGTACTCAGGCAATACATGCCCTGAGACGGTCAGTGTCGGTACGTTCTCGCCTACAGTATGGGAGAACTGGATAGACGTAACACGCTTCATCTCTACGCCATCAATCGCCAGTTGAACAAACTTACCGTCGCGGTATTCAATGATGAGGTCTTTCATTACGTCCTCCAGTGAGACGCAGGATCGAGCGGGTAGCCGTTGGCATCACAGCCTATTACCGCGCCGCTCTTCTCCATTCTCTGTTTCGTTGAATCATGATGTGCTTTGCACAGTGGCTGCCAGTTATCTTTACTCCAGAACAGGAGCTGTGCTTTCGATATGGCCAGCGGATTACCTGACTTAAGCGCATCTTTCAGTTTGTGGGGCATGATATGGTCAACCACCGTTGCTGGTGTTATGCGCCCCTGCTGCTCGCACATCACACATAGTGGGTGCTGCTGAAGAAAACGCAGACGGGCCTTATCCCATCGGCTGCCATATACACGGGGCTCTTTGTTCATGCCAGTCTCCATGCACGGCGGCGTTCTGTCCTCGGCTCGTTGTCAGGGTGACGCTCAACCACCGGCATGTCGGCGTGGTCCACCAGCGAGTAACACGGATAAATCACCCTGCCACCGAATGCCTCACCGACGGCGTAATCAGCTGCCAGCGTTTTGTTCCATGTGCTGAGCATGCGCACCAAACTTCCCCGAGGAGGGCTATAACATACGCCGTGAATCAGCTTGCTTAATACGATGTGGTCACCACAGACGCGATCCGCATCCACCAGCATTCCGGCAATCTCTTTCTGATATTGCGGCGGTCGGCCGGTACCGAGATAAAAGCTCAGCATGTCGTCAGGAAAGCGCGCTAGCCAGTCCGTTACCGTCTCGGTGAATCCCTCAACCGGCAGCGCGTCGTCTTCTAACACCACTACCCGGCAAGGTTGCTCAGCAGCCCATTCGATAGCGCGACGATGATTCCAGTTCGCGCCGCGGTTACCGTCATCAATAAGCAGATGAGCATCCAGCAGCGCGGCAAGTCGTTGCGCATGACCTATGCGAGAGTGATGCCCAACCACAACAAACTTCACTTGTGTTTCCACCATGCGCCCTCCTTACCAATCCCCTCGGTTTTAAACACCGTGTGAACCAAAGGGCCTGTGACCAGCCTGTCAGCGAATGACTGCGCGACAATGCCGAATGCCAGCATGTCACCCACCGCGGCGCCAGCCTGTTCCTTCTTCCAGAATCGATAACTCTCGATCCGGTAGTAAAGGCGGATAATGCCGTGGGCGAACGCCATTACATCAGCGCGGGTGCCACCCAGCAGACCAGCGTTAAGCATCACATCGTTGCGGTGCGCTTCAATGAACTCCTGATAGATGCGCTCCGGATGATTCTGCTTTGCCCAGGTGTCGGCGTAGGTCTTCGGTTCTGAGCCGAGATAAACCTTACCAGGCTGCATTTCCCCCCACGGTGCGCGAAGCATTTCGACATCGGTACCATCGGTACACCAGACGAACCGGTATTCAGGGTGATCGCGCAGGTGCTGCCAAATGTGCAGCCAGCGCCGGAAGTAGACATTCATCTTCACGTCAGGGACGCGGTACAACTCAACGTCTGCTGGGGCAGTATGAAGTTCATCCACCAGCGCAATACGTCCACACTGCCTGAGTGATGAGGCCCATTTAGCCAACATGTCAGGCGAGGCCGTCAGTTTGGTACCGCGCTGCGGGTCAGGCTGGCTGGTAAGCAACGTTGTAATTACCACGTCGCGCTGAGATCTATATTCGGCATAGCCTGTATATCCTGAATCCCGGCGCTGCCCGTAAATCACAGCGTTTTTCTTATCGAGCGTCTCACGTTCAGGCCTCGGTATACTGCGCGCGCCTTCTTCATACTCGTCCATTGAGTGAATGAGCTTTTCAGAGCCAACCACATCAGCAAACGCCCAGGACGTTAAGCCAGCGTTATAAATCCGAAGCGCCAAATCAGGATGCTCATACATGCCTCGACCGTATATCGGATCGAATCCGCCAACCTTCTCAATGGCGCTGCGGTGGTAGTACAGCATCACACCGCGCTGCCCGGTGTAAGCGATATGCTTATCATCCTGGTACAGGACGGTCATATCGTTTATCTTTCGTGGACCAGCCAGATCGAGAAACTGGTAAGCCAGGTGTGGCTCAGGTGACTCGATGTAAGGCAGGTGCCAGTTATCGGCAACCGGCCATGCGTCATCATCCCACAGGAAGAGATGCTCACATCCGGCGTCCACCAGCGCTTCGAGGCTTCGGTTTTTCGAGGCCACAATGCCGAGGGATGTTTCATTGCGAAGCAGCTGCACGCCGTCGGGAACGACTGCGGCAGGTTTTGAACCATCATCGATGACAACCACCAGCGCGCCGGACGGTAAAAATTGATGATGCTGCGCCAGTGCCCGCTTCAATACGTCAGGGCGATTATGCGTTGTGATTGCTATTCCTATGCGTGACACCGAATTGCAGACAGGCGCGTATGGGACACCATCGATAGTGACCTGCATAATTTCTCCAAAATAAAATGGTTCAGGACTCCTATCTGGACATCACTTTTGCTGACACCAAAATGATATAATCGCAGCTCATTTACACAAACCTTTAGAGGTAATTTCATGACAGATCTGCAGAAACGCATTGATGAACTCGAAAAAACTATTGAAGAGCTACTTTTAGATCAGCATGCAGCAAGAATTGCTATTACCACGATATCCACAGCTTGGAACTCCCTTGCCAAACAGCCTGGTATGCTTGGCGATAGCTACGATAAAGCTTTTAAATCAGCGCCGCCTGTGGAGTTTGAAAACCCAGTAAATGAAGGTTATGCAGAAGAGTTACATAAAAGAGTTGTAGCCCTACTTTCTAAATCTTAATCGAATCGTTTGGGCTACCTTTAAGTGGCCCTATTTCTAATGTCTCCCTTCCTCAATATCCCTAATCCCTGCCAGTTGGTTGTTACCCTTCTCTATCTCTACAAGTAATGATTGAATCCAGAGAACGGCCTGACAATAGGTTATTGAGCTGGCGGCAGCGGTACTATCATCGGCTGCGTCAGTGTCCCCGGTATCGGGGTGCATTGCGCTGGCACGTAAACGGTTCGCGTAGTTGAGCAGCCCACCAGCGACATTAGCAGGAACAGGCAGATCACAGGTTTTTTCACGGCGAAGAATCTCCCGGTATTCGATAACGGTCTTTTCGGTTCCGGCATCAATCAGCGAGTTCAGGCGACTGGCGTTCTCCGCTACCTGGTTAAACCGGTTGAAGTTGAACGCCTGGGTAGTTATCACCGTTGCCTGCAGTGCGTTATCGTTGCGCAGTATCCGGTTGTCACTCTCTGACGTGGTCAGCGCTGCATTGCTGCGCGCCAGTAGTACACAGAGCACCGCGATGAAGATGATTGCTGCCATCCCAACAATAACGAGGCTTCTGTTCACTGGTCTATCCCCCAGCACGCCAGCGCGCTTTCCTGGTCCCGCCGTTCCACCTGCCCATAGCAACCGTTCTTCTGGCCTTTGGTCAGACGACAGTCGCGGCCACCGTCTTTAATCCACCAGCGGATCGCTTCACAGGCGCCTTCACGGTCGCCAGCATTTATTCGTTTATAAAACGTAGACGGGAAACATTTTCCTGGGCCGATGTTATATGGGCAGAAAGATGCAATCCCGGCTTTCTGTGGTTCGGTCAGTGGTACCTTGATATTTTGCTCAACCCACGCCAGCGCCTTGTCGCGTTCGATAGAGTTTACCTTGGCACATTTCTCAGCAGACAGCTTCATGCCCTGAACTACTGGCTTACCATCAACCATCGTGGCGCCACGACAAATCGTCCAGAGCCCGCCGCCGTCACGATACGCCGTCAGGCTGTTACCCTCTTTCTCATCCAGAAACTGATCGAGAATAACGGGCGCAGACGCTCCGGCAAGAATCAACCCAATGACCGCAGCGCTCAGTTTATTCTTCAGCTTTGGTGGCATAGCCATTGCGCCGATCCTCCCGTTCTTTCCAGCGGAAATACCAGTTCACTGCACAGGTGATAACGGTGCATGCGATACCGACAATAATTGCCCAGTCGCTCAGGCTTAACCCTGCAATTCTGTCGGCCAACATCCAGGACACCTCTTTTGCTGTTTTAGCTGTTTCGGCATATGCCTTCGCTGATACACCGCAGCCGGTCAGCGTGGTACCTGTTCCATATGAAAGTCTGCTGTAAATGGTGCTCATTCTGGTCATAGCCTCACCTCCGATTTTTCGGATGGCGCTGTGTGTGATGAAAGGATCAGGCTTCACGGGCTGAATTTACCAACAAAGCACGTAGTGGATGATTCCCGTGATCCTGAAATGAAAAAGGCCACCCCGAGGTGACCTATTTAAGAGTTAACTTTATTTTTTATCTTGGATATTCAGATCGGCAATGTTTTCAGTTTGCCCATGTGATATGTAATACGGCTGCTTTTGCTGCCGTCATCCCAGATCGTAGTATTCTCGGCAATCATCAGAATTACCCAACCTTTAGAAAGTCCCAGGTTAACTTCCTCTACATCTTCAACGATCCGTACTTCCTGAATCCTACTTAACAGGCTTTCATCTGTGCTCATCAACTGACCCTCAGTTAAAAAACACAACATAGCAAACATGGTGAGTAAAAACCTTGCCGAATACAAAAAAACCCGCACTTAGGCGGGCTTTTCGATGTTAATTATCTACAGGCGTTATACTCCATAATCAGAATCATACAGGACAGTTTTATGCAAAGTCAACACCAACGTGCAAAAAAGAGTCGCCATTTGCTCCGATCGCATCAATAAGTTGTTGCTTTCTCAAATTCTGATGATGCATGACGCTCTCCTTTGTGCAGCACATCAATCAGCATTTCATAGAATGGCTTCCAGTTACGAGACCATGAGGACTGATGGAGATCCGGCAGACGTTTAAGGATAGCCCGGTGAACGGTCGCAGATGACACTCTGGAATACCCCTCGCCGCTGCAACGCTCACACGTTTTGAAAACCGGTGCGCCGCAGTCTTTTGTCGCGATGCGGTCCAGTACCTCTCCCTTTCCGCCACAACGGCAGCGGGCGCTGATTGTTCCTTTGCCTTCGCAACTATCACAGACGGTCAGTACAACCTCTGTTGCCTCAGTCCAGTGCTCCCAGTCAGACGGACGAACGGCACGAGATCGGTTAGCCCAATATGGTGCTTTACCCCATGGGTACGAAACTTTGCGGGTACTCTGCTCGTGGTTTGTTCGCCCGGCACCGTTACAAGTGTGACACGTCACGCTGGTGGCCGCCGAACGTGAGTATTCCGCAAAGGCAAATTGCGCCAGCATCAGCATGCACCATCCCAACTCACCACCGGCTGCTTTGCGCACATTTTTCGGTGCAACGTCCATCGCGTGACGCGCCAGCGCCTGAACCGCCAGTTGTTCATCAGTTTTGCTGATCCCCGCCTTACCAAAGAACGCCGCCAGGCCAAACCGTGCGCGGCTGCTGGTGGTGCCAATGGCAGCCATAACATCGGTGCCGGTGAGACGATCCGGAGAGGTTCCTTTCACGTCGTCGCTGATAAGCATTCCCTGAGGGCTGAAGTGTTTTAACGATGCCTCAAGCTTCATTGTTCGCACTCCCCAACCAGATTAATGATAATGGCGTTTGTAACCTCGCCTAGGTCATTGAGTCTCTCGTTCTCCAGCACCCACCGGCAAACGTCCATTGCTTCTGTGCGTGTGACTGGTTTGATTGTTGTCATCAATTTTTCCAGATAATGCTCGCGGTCATAGACTGAATTATGATGCTCGGAGTAACCGAATTCATAACCGAGTTCTTTGCCTGCGGCATTGCGTACGCTATAAAGCCAGTCCCAGTAAACAAATTCGCGAACAACATCAGAGAGAGTATGGGGCTCTGGCAAAACATCACGATAACCATCAACATAATCACGACGCTGATCGTCAATTTCAAACATACGACCGCCGCCAATATGGCCGGCTTCGAGTTCCTCTGGAGTCCATCCCCAGTCATAATCATCGATGAATTTCGCAGAGGACTTAATAATTCGCTCGGCCTCTACGTCCTCCATCGCTGCCTCATAGCTGCCGAACGTAGCGCGCACATCAGCAGCTTTCTTGATGTTCTTACGCGCATTTTCAATAGCCCAGGCCGGGTTATCCATGCCGATGGTACCGAAAGCTACCTGGAAAGGATCGCCGCCATTCGCCAGCAGATAACGGGAATACCGTTGCTCGGCCTCTTTTGGAGGGATTTTAATTTTCCCCAGCGCGGCTTCGGCTGCGTCCAAATGTGCGGGTTCGTTCAGGCGGATAACCTCCAGCACCCAAAGATAAGCGTCAGTCTGCTTATGCCCGGTGATTATCCGTTGCTCGGGCAGAGGCTTGATGTTTGCGAGGGAGGAGTTGTGCGCTGCCGTCGGGATGGTGAATAGTGCTTTATGTTCGTTGTTATCAGTACGCATTACGCAGCCGCCTTTTTCTTATGGAAAACCAGCTCACGAACCTGATCACCGTTCATGAGCATATTGTTGAAATCATCGTGATCGGGCCAGTACACGCTCACTCGCTGTAGGTCATTCTTTGCCAGCAGATTGGCATGAGCGCATTCATAGGCCGCAGCCAACCCGGTAGCGCTGTTCTCGTCACGGTCAGCAAAAATAATGAGGTGCTTAACGCCAGCCGGAACACGGAATTTCCTCATGAAGTTGGCCGTCATGGTTGCCCAGGTATTTACGTTATAAATCTGGTGCGCAGAGAGGGCTGTTTCGATTCCTTCGGCGATACCAAGTGTGCTGGCCACCGGGAACATCCTGATCGCCACTGAACGGGCGTGATCAAGATAGTTATCTTCCTGCAGGGATTTTTGGCGCTTTGCACTGGTGCCGATATCTGCCTTTTTTGCGCCATCGAGTAATGTCTGGTGCAGATAGCACAGTTCTCCTTTATCGTCGGTGGCGAGGGAATAAAGCGACTGATACACCCTCCCTGCATGGCGCTGCTTATTGTTGAAGCGGATCGCTTCATGCGGCAGACTGAAAATTCCGCGCGCGTTGAGATACGCAGCACCAGAAGTGCCACGCAACGGCTGCAGCTTCGCGAACTTATTCAGAACCTTTGTACGCAGGCTGGTAGCACTGCTGCTGACCGGGATTTTTACACGCTGAAAATCATTACCGATCAGGTGGTCTATTTCTCTGCAAACCTCATTAAATGGCTTCCCCTGTGTCAGTGTGACAAGCTTCATACCGTCACCGCTGCCGCAGGTACAAATCCACGTCCCCCGACCGTCGCGATCGTCAATACGTAGCTTGCCGCGCGCTCCACATACCGGACATTCGCCTTTAAAGTGGTTTTTACCGGTGATCGGCGGAAGGCCGAAGTGCTCAAAGATGGTAGGCCAATGCCCAATTGCTGCTTCTGCCGTCTTCATGCTCGTTTTCCTAACTGCTGTTTGATATCGCTAATCACTTTCTGTGCTTGCCGAATGGAGGATGGCGCAGGTGCACCAGAGGCCGCCTGCATACGTTTGGCCTTCTCCTGACCTTTCGCATAAGCGATCAATTTGTGCCGGATGAAATTCGAAACGGTCGGTGTGACCTCCATCGGGAAATCACTCAGCCCGTTAGGCCACTCGTCGAAACGTTCGCGGAAAGTGTTAGCGCACCAGCCATCACTAACGGGCTTTTTCCCCTGCGATACGCGCTGGCGCTGATAGAATTTGATCTGACTCCACCAGGCCTGTTTCTCTGCCTTCGTGGGCTGATGCTGGTCTTTACCCAGCTTTTTGAGTTTGCGTCCGGTGTCAGTATCGATGTCCTCACCACCCAACGGCTTATGTCCGCATTTCGGGCATACGTACACACCAGCGGGTTTCATGTAGTGGCACTGAGAACATTCATGGGGGAGTTTTTCGGCCCGTTCCTCAGCTGCGCGGCGCGCGCTTTCCTCCATGCCGTCAGACTTCCCTGGAAGATCGTCATACTCGATAGAATCCGGATAACCGAGGCGGTGCACAGTACCGCTGTGATCGAATATGAGGCAGGACTCTTTACCCGGTGCGGTGCGCAGGCCACGCCCGAGCGCCTGCAGCCAGCGAATTTCGCTTTTTGTTGGTCTGGCGTAGATGATGCAGCGAACGTCACTATCGAAGCCGGCCACCAGAACGCCCACACTAACGATGATTTTCGTTGCGCCGGTTTCAAAGCGGTGAATGATGGTTTGGCGCTCATCCACTGGAGTGTCGGCGGTCATGACCTCAGCGTTAACACCAGCCTGGTTAAACTGGATTGTCAGGAAATTGGCGTGAGCTACGTTGACGCAGAAAGCGATGGTAGGCAGATCCCGGCCATTCTCAAGCCAGTTCTGTACGATGTCGCCCACCAGCGTAGAGCCACACATAATTTCAGCCAGCTGCGTTTCGTTGTAATCGTTGCCGTATTCAAGCGAAGACTTGGTTTTTACGCCTTTCAGATCCGGCTTTGTTGGTGCGTAAAATTCGTATTTACTCAGATCGCCACGCTGGATTAACTCGCCAATGGTGGTCGGCTTAATCAGTCGGTCATAGTATTTGCCCAGGAACGGAGAGAACGGCGTACCCGACAGGCCAATCACCTTTACGCCTTTGCCGCGCAGCCGCTCGATATCCTTCAGGATGCGTTTTTTACGCAGGTGTGCTTCGTCGATAATCAGCAGATCAATATTTTCAGGAAAAACACGACGAATAAGCGTGTCGGCGCTGGCAATCTGAATTTTACGGGCTGGATCGTAGTTCGGGTGATCCGCCCAGATATAACCGATTTCATCCCCCGGTAACCCATACTCCACGAACCGATTAGCCGTCTGACCGATCAGGATGGTGTACGGTGCACAGAACAGGACTCGCATACCACGGCTGACAAACCCGGCAACGATGTAGGCGGCCAAACCCGTTTTACCGCTACCGGTTGGCGAGTACACCATGAAGGTGTCGTTTGCCTTCCAGTCACGGCGCAACATGTTTAGCGCTCGTTCCTGTGCAAAATTCGGCGTGATCGTCAGCTCCATTGTGCTACTCCCGTGTTGATGAGATAATAATTCTGTGATGTGGTTTTCATGGATTCCCCCTCACATGGCTGGTGGCCTCCCCAAAGGCTGCCAGCCTCCCTTCTGATTCAGTTCCCCTGAAAAATCACTCTTCCAGAAAGAACCCTTTTTCGTTTCTCAGCGCCTGAGCGCTTTGTACTACCTTGCTGATACAGGCGTTTTTTTAAATTGCGCCCTTAAGACAGTGATCTACTTAACCAATGGATCTCTCCTGTTGGAAAAGACCCTATTCCTACCCCTGCACCCAATCCCCCCTTACCCCCCTTTCCCTCTCCCCCATAAAAACGTACTACTTACCTAGTACATATGAGGGGTTGGGTAAGTTTGTTGCCAACCTGAACAGGCACCTTTAAGCCTGCTTCTGTTCGGGTACCTTTAAACTCGAAACAATCAGGAGCGCTGTCGCGTTCCAGCCAGGGGAGGTTCGGCGGTATACCCCTGTAACGCCCTGCCGTGATTTCTCACAAACAGGCGAAGCCGCATATTTGCTTCATGCCTTGCCCGGTTCTCCTTGCGATATGAAACCAGCTCAGCGTCGAATGTAATTTCGTAAACCTCGGCGTACTTCAGCGCGACTTTGCGGCGGAGATACGGAGGTAAACTTAGTAACTGCTGTTGGATCCATGCTGTATCTGCTTGGCTGTAGACCGATGGCAAATCAACCTGCACATAACCCGGGTACATATCGCCTCCGGTTACATGTCACGCGCTTAATGCTGTGTTTTGTTTGGGAAGCCGGGGTGTGAATAAGGGATTTCTGTATCCAAATGGCACAAAATCGCGACATCTTCAGGTACCCCGCGACGCTCCCACTTCCCCACAGCCTGACTACTTCTTGCCCTTCCTCGGCGCGGAAATCTTTTCCCTATCGCGGCATTGGTTTTGAACTTAAACTTAAGAATTTGATACAAGGTCATGTGAGCCTCACTTTACGAAACTATTGTATCAACAGAAGATAGCAAATAGAATCCAAAGTATCAAAGCAAAATGTTACTTTAGTTTCTTTAAGTGAGGGTCGGCCATGAGTTCATTAGCTGATAGATTGATAAGTCGTCGAGAGTTGCTCGGATTAACCCAAGAAGCACTGGCAAAAAAAGCTGGTGTTACTCGTGTTGCTATAAGCAAGGCTGAGCTTGGGCTAACTAAAAATTTCAATAGCAACACATTGTTTAAGATCTCATCCGCCTTGAGTTGTGATCCCGAATGGCTCCAGACAGGAATGGGCCGGCAGGAAAAACTTCCTGAAATTGCTACGGAAACAAAACCAAAAAGTGATGTAGCGTGGGTTAACAATGTGGCTGAGACTGTTCAACCACATCGGAGATATAGCTATCCAAAACTAAACTGGGTTCAAGCAGGACAATTTGCGCAGTGCGGTGACAACTATAATATGTATGATATTGAAAACTGGATTGATTCTGTAAAATATGCAGGGGAAAGAGGATTCTGGCTTGAAGTCAAAGGTGACTCCATGACATCACATGTAGGTGTCACATTTCCTGAAGGCATGTCTATCTTGATCGATCCAGAAAAGGAACCTCACCCAAACTGTTTCGTTATTGCTCAAAAGAAAAATACAAACGAAGTAACATTTAAAAAATATGTTACCGATATGGGGGATGGCTACCTAAAACCATTAAACCCTCAATATCCTCTAATACCGCTTGATGACCAATGCGAGATTATCGGTGTCGTGGTAGATGCCAGGTGGGATATTTTTTAATTTATTAATCAATTAGATGCCGGATTTCCGGCATTTTTTTTGCCATAAAATGAAAATAAAGTATCAAAAGCACTTGCGCCAAAATGATACTTTAGTTACGCTCATTGTATCCAGTGATGCAGAGTGAGATGGATCAAATGAAAGTAAAGACAGAAACAGCCCTTAACTGCCTCGATAGAATTAAAAAACTTAACGACCTATTAGTAGTTATCGCTAATTCCATGCGTGAAGGAAACTCAACTACAGAAGAAATTGAAACGTGTGTAGGTATTGCATGGGACATTGGTAATTCACTATTCGAAACTTTTGACAGTGAAGTTAAGAAATCAGGGGATTCAAAATGAAAACCTTCAAAGGCCTCACACTAGAACCGGAAACCGCTTTTCGTCAGATAGCCGCGATGATTGAAACTGGATTAATTATTTCGGTTATCGATATCGAAGAAAAGTCTGATCTTGGTGATTGTATTCTTTGCTTAGCAAAGCAATACGCCGAAGCTGCGCACGATTACGCAATGGAGAATAGAAAATGAAAACACCAGTTGAAATAGTCGAAAGTGTCGCGGCTGATATTGTGGAAAATACCTCGTTACTTTATGTTATTTATCGTAACTACGAGCTTCCGCCAGAAGCCGATAACGCAATTGCATGCCTTATTCGTTCAATGCAGAAAACTCTGGATGGTGTTAATGAATACGTCACTATGCTACCCCCGGAAAGCATTACCCGGAACGCCAGCGCCAATAATTCATCCGCAGGGGCAAGCAAGAGATTAACATCTGGCGTGCTTAACAACTGGGCTACAGAAGCCGGAAACTGCAAAATGGCGGTTTGTAATGCGATGGACTGCATTCCGCAGGAATTATCTGCAATAGGAACTCTGACTATCGTTTTTGAAAAGCTCGACGAGCTACAAGAAGTAATCAGCAAGAAAGCTGAAAAAATAAACTCGTAATTAACAAATAAATAATTAACGCCTTAAATGGTGTGGCATCACTCACCCTGAGGAAATGCAAATGAATATTATCGTCAGAAGTGAAGTCGTGAATAAAAAAGTCCAACCAGCCAATCAGGATGACGACATTCTTTACATAAACAAAGCCCACAAAACAGCAGAGTGTGCCAATAAATATGCGCATGAGCTGCGTGCTGAATTTACCCAGTTACTTATGCCAGCAATCACACGCACTGATGTGAAGGTAGCAGGAAGATTCACCTCATTACTTAATGAGCTTTGCTTCATGACCAAAATGACCATGGAGAACACCTCAAAAAGGGGGGGGGCAATAATGACGTTTCTGAAAGATAAAGCAGCTCACAATACTGCAAAACTTTTTGCCTCTTATGGAAATAGTTACCTGCATATTGCAAACCTTTTTCTGCGCAAGGCTTACGGGCGGTAATGACAATGAAAAACAATACCATTGAAATTTATCGCCGCCGCGTTGCTATTGCGACATTAAACCGAATGAAGCGCAAGACAGGAGGTTATTGCCTCTCCGTAAATATGCCCGATGACAATATCCAGTTTATTGATATTGATGAAGAAGCCATGTTGCAACTATTGCAGCGTTTCGAAAAACAGGCGCGAAATGAATTTGCAGCAGAGGCAGAAGCGTTTATTCGCCAGACATATATGAAAAGTGTCGACATTAACGGGCATACCGAATATCTGACCGAAACAGGAAAGATGATTGTTGACGAGATTTTTGCGGAATTAATTAAACACGCGAAAGAGAAATACGTATGTGGAGGAATTAACTGATGGCCTCACAACAAACAATTATGCACGGAATGCAGATCCCCCCCCCCAGTCCTCAACGTGGATCTGCATGTGCTTCCGGATTTCACCGGGCGCGTGGTTCTTTACATCGAAAAAGGGCGCGTGACATGCGACCGCCGGCTGCTCGACGACGAACATATTTGCGCGCTGGATACTTTTATCGAGATGGCCCGCGAAGCCGGGTTACGTATACAGGAGCTAACTGGTGGCACTGACAGCAATTCGAATACCTGAACGCGTACACCTGCAGGCGATGCAGGTCCTGCTGCGATACCGGCGGAAACGAGTATATGCACGACGTATGCGACGCACCGGATTTCTCAGTCTGAAGGTTAATCCGCGCTGGCTGATGCTATCGAAAGACAATGGCCGCAATTGGGAAGTAATGAGTCATGAAACATATAACGGAGAATTAAAACGATGAGTACCAACAAAAACGACAACGTAAAGCAGCTAGTTGCCCGACTGAAAGAAATGCAGGAGCAGTCCGGTACGCACATCCCCGCGTGGATGCTCGATGAAAATCGTTACGGCAAAGGTACGCTGACAACTGAAGAACAGCATGAATGGGCTGAAACCGTTTGTCACTCCATGCGCGGAACTGTTGCACTGCTTTACCTGATTGAATGTGAAAAACGCTGGGGCCTCCGAGACGGTGAGTATCAGTTTAAAACCGGTGAGTTTGTTTTTGGCTTAACGCGGGGGCTTATCGAGAACCTGCTTATTGAACACGTAGAAGGCGCACTGATCGAGCAAAAACCACAGGAAAGATATCTGGCTGTATTCAAGTTCTACTCCGCCAACGATCAGCGCATGAAAGAAGATGGTCATTCGTGGTTTGCAGAGTTTTTAGACAACATCTTTACGGATCTTGCCACTCGCGTTCGCGCTGGGGAAGTAACACCCGTTCAACACATTTTACACTGAGGGAAATAACGATGAATAACCAACTAATGACCTTCAGCTCAGAGGAACTCAATTTTTCGATGAGCGGAATTCTTTATGAGGGAAGGCCAGCATTTGACGCTGTAGAACTGGCTAAATCCCTCGGTTATACGAACCCGGCAAAAGCGCTGAAAGACCACTGCAAGACGTTGATTAAACTTGATTATAACGAATCGTTAGAATTGGGTTTTGGTGAAAAACCGCGCGGTACTCAGCTTGCTGGCCAGGCCGATTTGTTCCGCCTTATCCTGCGCAGCCAGCTTCCATCCGCTGAACGCGTACAGGACTGGGTATGTGAGGATGTACTCCCTGCCATCATGACTACAGGCACATACAGCAAAGAAGTGCCGGTAGCTAAATCACACCAGCAGGAAATCAGCATGAACCATGACATTCTTTCACTGGCCCGCGTTGTGGCCGAAGCAACAGCATCAGCGACGATGAAAGCAGTAATGGAGATCAGTGCCACTCGCCAGGTTAATGCTGCGCCTGTATCACCAGCGCCAGTGGTTGAACCGCCTCTTTCCATACAGAACCGGAATAAACACCCGGCGAATGACGGCGAATATGTTCGCGTAATCAAAATCGCATGGGAAACAACTTTCTCCGATGGATCCTGCCGCCGTCTGATTAAGTTAGCCGGCCTGCCAACACAAAAATATAAGGGTAGCCGTGGGCTTCTGGTACATCGCGAATCCTTCATGCTGGCGCTGCGTACTCTGATTGAAGAATCGACACCACCTGCAAATGGACGTAAGCGCTGGCAGCATCCTGATTTTGGCGGTTTTGAATTGCATAAAGACCCGGCAGATATTTTCGGGGAGGTGAAATAATGTTTATTTATACCGATCTGCTCCGAGCAGCTCTGTGCTGTACTGCCAGTCAGGAAGACACCCGGAAAATCCTGAGAGGTGTACACATCACACCAACTCATATTCAGGCAACGAATGGTATTGCTGCAGTTTCGATGAAGCATGGTACCAAAACAGAAATGGAAGGCGTATTTATCCTGCACGGTGATATCCCGGACTGCGCAGAAGGAACCGTAGTCCAGAAAATTGGCAGCCAGTGGATTGCTGCTCATCTGGACGACTACGAGCGACCAGTTGGGCATAACGAGCTTGAACTCGTTGAAGGCAAGTTTCCGGATCTTGGTAAGTTGCTGCCGACAGAGGAAGAGCCCTGTTCAGAGTTCCCCATTTTTGCCGCTGAATTGCTGGCTTTGCCTTATCGCATGTTTGGCAAGGAATTCACATCAATGCCCGTTAATTTCAAACTCTTTGGCCCTGAAAAACCATGCCAGGTGCTGTTTAACGTAGCTGTTAACACTTTTTACGGCGATCCAGTGTTGGTAATCATGCCGATGAAATCGACGGTGTTCGAACTGCACCGTAAGGCGATGGAAGGATGAAAAAGATGTATGTGTGCTCCCTGTGGGCACTGTTCTTCTCAATTCTGTTTGGTATTGGCGCCGCAACCGGTGCAATAGGTTTTATCGGTGCAATGAAAATGTTGGCAGGAGTTCTGTGATGAAAATTGACTTCAACGACTACGGGGCGGTTGCATCGGTAACGATCACCAGCACTATTTTCGAGTTTCGCAAACATAACCGGGTGGTTGACACCACTCTGTTTCTGGTGCCGGGAGTGGTCAGCGAACGGCGCGGAGCATTCTTCATGAAGACATTTATTTCAGGGAAAACCCGCGATGCATTGCGGGCTTATAAAACCGTACAGCGTGAGGTGAAACGATGAGCAAAGGCCAGCAACCAGCCTATCCATGCCCGCGCATCGATACTCCCCGTGGCATGACTTACCGCCAGCACCTCGTTGTGCAGATAGCGCCGGTAATGCTCACGAATTTTTTTAGCAATGATGCCTGGCAGGATTACGACGACCTAGCCAGAACTCTGGTGATGGCTGTAGATGCCATCATCGAAGCTGAGCGGGAGACGGCGAAATGAGCAAAATCACTAACCCTGTCGTGCTTATCCATAAGCGCGAAAACAGTGACACCTACGCGGTTGCGATTACCAGTGGCAGCCAGGACTTTCACGACGCCGTTCTGATGGCGACGATGGAACCGGATATGACCGGCGATGATGTGGATACCTGGAGCAAAACCGGTTACTACATGGCCACTGAGATTGAGCGACTAAAACAAGCCCTGTCTTCTGCGGAAAGCAACCTGATTGATTCTGAATGCCATGTAGCTGAATTGATAAGCAACAGAGACCATGCCAATGGGTTGATTGACACATATGACTGGCAGCGCCAGCGCCTCCATGAAGCTGCTGAGAAGGTCATCAAATGGTGCAGACAAGAAGCGGAACATCGTACCGGCGATCCAGACAAAGCAGAAAACTATGCGTGCGTTAAAGAACTACGCGACGCATTAACTTTTTGCGAAAGCTCTGGAGGTATCGGGAAGAAAACTCTGACTATCTCCCTGCCAGATATCACGTCAAAGGCGTTCTGGAGCGATACCGGGAAAAGCGAAGTATTCCATCCGGAAACCTATAAGCGCTGGGTGAAAGAAGCTATCGAGCGAGCTTGTGTCATTGCCGGGATCGGCGTGGAGGTGAAGTGATGACCACCACTACACCAATAATGACCGCATCAGGAAGTGTGCAGTTTCGCCACTACATGGTGACTGTTCACGCTATTGAACGATATATCGAACGCATTGGTGGCGATGTAGGAAATCTGATCCTCGATCTCAAAAACGCCTGGGTATTTGATGTCAGCAAGAAAGGTATTCCCCGCTCTTTGTGCGCCTCAGTCGCACGCTGCGAACGTGAAGGTGGATACGGGCTCAGGCATGACAAGGCTATTTTTCTGATAAAACCCAAGGCGCGCCAGCATGTCATTGTGACGACGTTATCTGCAGAGGTGAAGTAATGCACAAAGCATTTGAAATATGGGTGCGCCAACGGTACGGGAGCCGTTACGACCTTACGCGAGATTGCGACGGTTTTTACTGTAGGGAAGTGGTAAAGCGGATGTTTGATGTGTGGCGCCACTGCCGTGGCCTTGACTTGGTGTGAGGCGGGTATATGAGCAATGTTATTCAGTTAGCTCCTAACGATTGGGTTTGTGAAAGTGTTCTGATCGCGGTGACCGGGCTCAAGCCCGGTACCATCCTCCGGGCCAGAAAAGAATGCTGGATGCTGGGCCGCGAGTACCTGCACATTTCACCAGATGGTAATCCCAAGCCTTCGAGCGAATGCATGTACAACAGGAAAGCCGTTGATCAGTGGATCGAGGCGCAGAAAAAAAATCAACCAGGTGCGAAGACAGCATGAAAAGCAGTACACTCGTCCACGCTCCTGGACGTCAGGAGGGATCAATGGCTAATGCATCATACCCAACAGGCGTCGAAAACCACGGCGGTTCGCTCCGTATCTGGTTTCTGTATAAAGGTAAACGTGTCAGGGAAAACCTCGGTGTCCCTGACACTGCAAAAAATCGCAAGATAGCTGGTGAGCTGCGTTCTTCGGTTTGTTTTGCGATAAGGATGGGGAATTTTAACTATGCAGAAAAATTCCCAAACTCACCGAACCTTGCACGGTTCGGTCAGGATAGAAAGGAAATTACTGTGCTGGAGCTTACCGAAAGATGGTCAGAACTGAAGAGAATGGAGATCAGCTCTAATACCATGAGTAGGTACGAATCCATCATAAAAAACATGCTTCCGCGCATCGGCGAACATAAAATGGTTTCTGCGGTTACCACTGAAGATTTGCTGTATGTCAGGAAAGAGTTGCTGACGGGCTTCCATGTAATGAAGAAGGATCACCGGACCCAGGTAAAAGGCCGGAAGTCTTCCACGGTGAATAATTACATGATGCTGATGGCCGAGATCTTCCAGTTTGGAGCTGATAACGGCTACGCAAAGGAAAACCCGTTTAGCGGAATTAACCGTCTCAGGAAGGCAAAAGACGAACCAGATCCACTCACGACAGACGAGTTCATCAGGTTCATTCAGGCATGCGGCCACCAGCAGATGCGAAATCTCTGGACCGTCGCCGTTTATACCGGAATGAGGCATGGGGAATTATGTGGTCTTGCATGGGAAGACATCGATCTCACCGCGGGAACCATTACGGTTAAGCGTAACCTTACCCAAACGTATGAGTTCACCCTACCAAAAACCGAGGCAGGCACTGACAGGGTGATTTATCTCATACAACCAGCTATTGATGCCCTCAGGAATCAGGCCCAACTGACGCGCCTTGGCCGGCAGCATGAGGTTGAAGTGAATTTGCGTGAATATGGCCAGTCAGTCATACATCCATGCACTTTCGTTTTCAGCCCTCAATGCGTCAAGCGTGGGTCCCGAAGAGGATATCATTATGCGGTTAATTCGATTAATAAAATTTGGGCCCCGATAATCAAGCGCGCTGGCATTCGTTACCGCAACGCTTACCAGTCACGGCATACCTATGCGTGCTGGTCATTATCAGCTGGTGCGAACCCAAACTTTATAGCAACTCAAATGGGGCATACCGATGCACAGATGGTTTACAAGGTGTATGGAAAGTGGATGTCAGAGAAGAGCGGCGAACAGGTTACTCTGCTCAACAAGGCGCTTTCACACATTGCCCCATCGCTGCCCCAAAGCATGATAGTAGCGCAGTAGAAAACCTTAAATTCAAGTGGTTAGCAGCCCTGTTGCTACATTTTCATAACACGCGGCACGAATTGCCCTCGACCAGAAAGACAGCTTATGGTGTGATCGGGGTTCAATAAATCGCTAAACAGGGTATACTCCAGCGGTTTTCTTAGTTGTTTATTGTACTAAACGCTCCCGTGAGAGGATGCTACTGCGCACCTATGACACAATTCGCTTCTCCTGTTCTGCACTCGCTGCTGGATACAGACGCTTATAAGTTGCATATGCAGCAAGCCGTTTTTCACCACTACTATGATGTACAAGTAGCGGCTGAATTTCGTTGCCGTGGCGATGACCTGCTCGGTATTTATGCCGATGCTATTCGTGAGCAGGTGAATGCCATGCAGCACCTGCGACTGCAGGAGGACGAGTACCAGTGGCTCTCCGGCCTGCCTTTCTTTAAAGCTGATTACCTCGCCTGGTTACGTGATTTCCGCTATAACCCGGAACAGGTGTGCGTCACCAACGATAACGGCAAGCTGAACATCCGCTTAACCGGTCCATGGCGTGAAGTGATCATGTGGGAAGTCCCGCTGCTGGCGGTTATCAGCGAACTGGTGCACCGTTACCGTTCGCCCGAATCAGGCGTCCCACAGGCACTCCATGAGCTGGAAAGCAAACTAGTCGAATTCTCTGCTTTAACGAAAGATGTCGATATGTCCCGCTTCCATCTGATGGATTTCGGTACGCGCCGCCGTTTTTCACGCGAAGTACAGCAGGCCATTGTTAAACGCCTGCAGCAAGAATCCTGGTTTGTCGGCACCAGCAACTACGATCTCGCCCGTCGTCTGTCATTAACCCCGATGGGTACGCAAGCGCATGAGTGGTTCCAGGCTCATCAGCAAATCAGCCCGGAGCTTGCTACCAGCCAGCGCGTTGCGCTGGCCGCATGGTTAAATGAATATCCTGACCAACTCGGGATTGCGCTGACAGACTGCATCACCATGGATGCGTTTTTACGCGACTTTGGCGTTGAATTTGCGACCCGTTACCAGGGCTTACGTCACGACTCTGGCGATCCGGTTGAATGGGGTGAAAAAGCCATTGCCCACTATGAAAAACTCGGGATTGATCCACTGAGCAAAACGCTGGTGTTCTCCGATAACCTCGATCTGAAAAAAGCGATTGAGCTCTACCGCCACTTCTCTTCTCGCGTACAGTTGAGTTTTGGCATTGGTACACGGCTAACGTGTGATATTCCGCAGGTTAAGCCGCTCAATATTGTTATCAAGCTGGTGGAATGTAACGGCAAACCGGTAGCGAAGTTATCTGATAGCCCCGGTAAAACCATCTGCCACGATAAAGCGTTTGTTCGTGCGTTGCGCAAAGCTTTCGATTTGCCGCATATTAAAAAAGCCAGTTAA